AAATCGAATCTCAATTTATAAATGAACAAACATTTTTATTAGGAACAGATAAGTATGGTAGAGATTTCCTTGATTCAAATAAGGCTTTACAAGGCAACATTATTGATCTTGTATGGACTCTTGATTATTTGGGTAAGAATAATTACAAAATCATTGATGAGAAAAGATTTATCAATTGGTTTGGAGAGACTCAATCACTTAAGTCTAACGATATCTGTGCAATAAATCCTGATCGTCAAATCAGAGAGTTTCAATGTACAAAAGGTGACAAAAAACTTCTTAAACTTGAGGATAATGAAATACTTAAAAACACAGTATGGATGGCTCCTGATGGTAAACCATTCTCTTATGTTGAGATACAAGCTAATCTTCAACAAAATTGGAATGAATTGAGGTTAGAAATTATCAAAGATTCTCTAAAGAGTGTTCCTGATGGTATTATTATCGAGAAAGATGCTGAAAGAAACTTTCCAATAAGTTGGAGATATCCAAAATGGTCTGAGCAAAAAGGACGCACTTACAGCACTGGAGAACTGATTCCTTTAATTGATCTGTATAATACTAAACTATATCATATGGATCATGTTATAGATCATGCAGATGGTGGTAGTACTACATTTGAGAACTGCCATCTCGAATCATCCGAGTATAATCAATCGGGTAAGTATAAAAAAGGATTTGATGAAATCGCAGTTCTTTTTGATTAGATAAGGGGGGGGTATTCACTACCCCCTTTTTTTGTGTCTTATGATATAAATAGTAGTGTCGCCTTCGGGGACAAAAACTAAACTCGCTTACATAGGAGAACTATTATGAATGCTCTACAAAGATACCATGCTGCAAATCTTCCTGATTTGATTGATAAAATTTCAAAGAACAGCATAGGATTAGATGATTATTTTGAAAGATTTTTTAATGGTGATTTAAATCCCAGTTATCCACCATATAATCTAATCAACATTTCTAATCATGAATCAAGATTAGAAGTTGCACTAGCAGGATTTAAGAAGAAAGAAGTTAAAGTTTACACAGAGTATGGTAAACTAACAATTGAAGGTTCTAAAGAAACCAAAGAAGATACAGATTATGCACATAGAGGATTAGCACAAAGATCATTCACAAGATCTTGGGCATTATCAGATGATACTGAAGTCAAAGATGTTAGTCTTGAAGATGGATTATTAACTGTAACACTTCAAAAAGTTGTACCAGACCACCATGCTAAGAAGGAGTATCTATGAAACTATTAACCCCCTTTAGTGTTATCAAAGATGCTATCAGTGATATCAAACGCACTAAGAAAAAAACTAATTGCAAAAAAGTAGTTCTATGATATAATAAGTTTATTGTACTTATTATATGGATTACAAATCATCTGGTGTAGATATCGAAGCAGGAAATGCTTTTGTAGATAGTATTAAAGATTCAGTCAAGTCCACTCACAGGCCAGAGGTCGTGGGTGGACTTGGTGGTTTCAATGGTATGATGAAAATACCTGAGAAATATAAGAAACCAGTATTAGTATCTGGTGCAGATGGGGTGGGAACTAAACTTGAAATTGCACAGATATGGGATAAGCATTATAACGTGGGTGTTGATCTGGTTGCAATGTGTGTCAATGATGTTATCACATGTGGAGCAGAACCATTATACTTTTTAGATTATATTGCTACTGGTAAATTACAAAAAGATAAGTTAAAGGAAATAGTAGAAGGTGTTGTTAATGGATGTGTCATGTCAGGTTGTACTTTGATAGGAGGAGAGACGGCTGAGATGCCTAGTATGTACACTTCTATGAGATATGATCTTGCAGGTTTTTGCACAGGAGTTGTAGAAGAAGATGAGATAATAGATGGTAGTAAAATTAAAGAGGGTGATAAGATAATTGGTATTGCAAGTAGTGGGATTCATAGCAATGGTTTTAGTTTAATAAATGAATTGATATGGAGACATAAACTTGCATTTTTAGACATACCAGAAATAGCAACACCTACACGTATCTACGCACCTTTAGTTAAATATCTTACAAAAAGAATTCCTATTCTTGGTATGGCACATATTACAGGTGGTGGTATTCCGGGAAACTTACCAAGATGCATGCCAAAGGGATTGCAACCATTAGTAGATTGGAACTCATGGGAGATACCAGATATCTTTAATAAAATCATGGTAGCAGGTGATATATCAAAAGAGGAGATGTGGAGAGTGTTCAATATGGGTATTGGATATTGTATTATAGTATCTGAAGATTATGTAAAAGATGCAATGAGTTTAATTGGAAACGATTGTTGGACAATTGGAGAAGTTGTGGTATAATTAATATAGATCGTATTATAAAATGGCTGTAAAACTTGCCCTTCTTCAATCGGGTGATCAAATTATTGCAGATGTGACTGAGGTTTTATCCGGAGATAAGGCAGTTGCATATCTGTTTAATAAACCACAAAAACTTAGTTACAATGCACCCATCGCTTTCCTTGAGCAGGATACTGGTGGTGAGGCATCAGTAGAGGTAACATTATCCAACTGGATCACAGTTGCTGATGATCAAGATATTCCTGTTGCAATTAATCAAGTGGTTGCTCTAGTTAATCCTATACAGGATGTTGTAAACATGTATAACCAAAAAACAAATGCAGGATCAAATTAAATGTCTTTTACTCAAGAATGGTGATATCATCATTTCTGAGATTGTAGAAGTTGACACCGAACTAGGTGGCCCTGATTGTAAATTAATCAATCCAGTAAAAATGACTGAAGTTATTTCAAAGGATAAGAATGATTATGATATGGCATCATGGTTAGACTTTACTGCACAAAGTGAAATGATGATACATTCTGATAGTATTATGACCATAGTTGCACCAACATCTGCTATACTATCTAAGTATCTTGATATGATTAATCAATGAAGTTCTACACTAACGTACAACTTGTAGGTGATAACTTTCTTGTTCGTGGTTATGATAATGGTAAACATTTCATGACCCGTGAGAAGTTTTATCCTACTCTTTTTGTTCCGTCTAAAAGAAAATCAAAATACAAAACATTGACAGGTGAGCATGTTGAACCAGTCAATCCCGGAACTGTGCGTGAGTCCCGTGAGTTTATCAAAAGATATGATGGTGTAGAAAACTTTAGTGTGTATGGAAATGATAGATATATCTATCAGTACATCTCTGAGATGTATCCCGAAGAAGAAGTCAAGTTTGACATTAGTAAGATCAAGTTGACCACTCTTGATATTGAGGTTAAGTCTGAGAATGGATTCCCTGATGTAGAATCTGCAGCAGAAGAAATATTACTTATTACAATACAGGATTATACAACAAAACAGATTCGCACTTGGGGACAAGGCCCATTTAATAACAAACAAAATAATGTCATTTACAAGTCATACAATTCTGAGTATGAACTTCTAAATGGTTTTATCAACTGGTGGATGATGGAGGAGAATACACCAGAGGTTGTAACTGGTTGGAACATTGAACTATATGATATTCCATATCTATCCCGTAGACTTGAAAGAGTTCTTGGTGAGAAGTTGATGAAGAGACTTTCTCCTTGGGGTCTTGTAACTGAAGATGAAATCTATATTGCAGGTCGTAAGAATATTGCATATGATGTTGGTGGCATTACTCAACTTGATTATCTTAATCTATACAAGAAGTTTACATACAAGGCACAAGAATCATATCGTCTGGATTATATTGCAAAGGTTGAACTTGGTCAGCAGAAACTTGATCACTCAGAGTTTGATACATTCAAAGATTTCTATACAAAAGGCTGGCAGAAGTTTGTCGAATATAACATCATTGACGTAGAACTTGTTGACCGTCTTGAGGACAAGATGAAACTGATTGAACTTGCAATCACAATGGCATATGACGCAAAGGCAAACTATGTTGACGTATTCTCACAAGTTCGTATGTGGGACACAATAATCTATAACTACTTAAAGAAAAGAAATATTGTTATTCCTCCAAAGAACAGGTCTAACAAGAATGAGAAGTATGCAGGTGCTTATGTCAAAGAACCGATTCCCGGAAAATACGATTGGGTTGTTTCGTTCGATCTTAATTCTCTGTATCCTCACCTTATTATGCAATATAATATTTCCCCTGAAACCCTCAAGGATGAACGACACCCAACAGCTTCGGTTGATCGAATCCTTTCGGAAGAACTAAACTTTGAACTTCATCAGGATAGTGCAGTCTGTCCTAACGGAGCAATGTATCGGAAGGACGTTCGTGGTTTTCTTCCAGAGATCATGGAAAAGATATACAAGGATCGTACAGTTTACAAGAAGAAGATGCTTGCAGCAAAACAGGCATATGAAAAAACTCCCACAAAGAAACTTGAGAAAGAGATTGCTAGATGTAACAATATACAGATGGCAAGAAAGATTCAATTGAATAGTGCCTATGGTGCTATCGGTAATCAATACTTCCGCTATTACAAACTGGCAAATGCGGAGGCGATTACTTTATCTGGTCAAGTATCAATCCGTTGGATTGAGAACAAGATGAATCAAAAGATTAATGAAATTCTAAACACGGAGGATGTTGATTATGTTATTGCTAGTGATACTGATAGTATCTACCTCAACTTGGGCCCTTTGGTTGACGCTGTATACGAAGGGCGAGAGAAGACTAATCAAAGCGTTGTTACGTTCCTTAACAAGGTGTGTGAAAACAAATTTGAACCTTTTATTGAGAGTTCTTACGAAACGTTGGCCTCGTACGTAAATGCGTATGACCAAAAGATGTTCATGAAGAGAGAGAATATTGCTGAACGTGGCATCTGGACTGCAAAGAAAAGATATATTCTAAACGTATGGGATAGTGAGGGAGTTAGATATGAGGAACCTAAACTTAAGATGATGGGTATTGAAGCAGTCAAGTCATCAACTCCTGCACCTTGTCGCACCATGATTAAGGATGGACTTAAGTTGATGATGAATGGAACTGAAGAAGATGTAATTAAGTTTATCGATGACTGTAGAGTCAAGTTCAAATCACTTCCTCCAGAGGATATTGCCTTTCCAAGAACATGTTCTAATGTTAAGAAATACCATAACTATACAGACATATATTCTAAGGGAACACCTATTCATGCTCGTGGGGCACTTTTGTTTAATCACTATATAAAGAAGAACAACTTAGATAAAAAGTATTCCTTGATTGGAAACGGTGAGAAGATTAAGTTTTTATATTTGAAGAAACCTAACATTATCCGAGAGAATGTTATTTCCTTTATACAGGATTTCCCTACCGAACTTGGTCTTGACAAATACATAGATTATGATCTACAATTCGAGAAGAGTTTTGTAGAACCACTTAAAGCAGTTCTTGATGCGATTGGGTGGAATGTCGAAAAAACTGTAAACTTAGAATTGTTTTTTACCTAATGGACTTTATTCTTACATCAATGTCTAGTTTCTTATATCAGTCTGTAATCTTTTCGGCTGGTGTAGTGATTGGATATTTGGTTGGTATTAATACACCACCAGAAGGAAGATGATGTTAGAAACAGTTCTGTTACTTTCAGCACTTCCTTTTGTAGCATTTACACTTTACTTTGGTACAAAAGGTGGTTATTATGATAGTGATGACTACACTGGTGATGGGTGTGCACATGATGTAAAACGATGATTGTTCATGTAGTTCTTTACCTCACCATTTTCATTCTTTTGATTCTTGCTTTTGGAGCCTTTGACCCATGAATTATGAACCTATTACTGACGTTAGTAAAGATGTGAAACGCATTGCTGATAGTCTGGAGCGTATCGCTACCATTCTAGAAAGTAATGTTCATATAAGTATTGATCATGGACACATTGAACATATCGATCATGTGGATCATACTCATATCGATAGTGGTGATATCAATACCCATGCCAAGACATGGTAATTACCACAGAAAAATTACTGAGGATATACAAAGCAGTTAGGACAAAACCTAAACCTAAGTATCCACCAATTCGTAAACACTACAACGTAAACCTATTTGGATAATGCTTAATCAGGTTAAAAGTTATTTAAAAGAAATAAGAGATGCTGCAAAGTATTTGTTAGATGGTTTTTCTGTAACTCTTGACCACATGGGTCGTAGACCTGTGACAGTCCAATATCCATATGAAAAACTGATACCTTCTGAAAGGTATCGTGGCCGTATTCACTATGAGTTTGACAAGTGTATTGCTTGTGAAGTTTGTGTAAGAGTATGTCCAATAAATCTCCCAGTAGTCGATTGGGTGATGAACAAAGAAACAAAGAAAAAAGAATTACGAAATTATTCGATTGACTTTGGTGCATGTATTTTCTGCGGTAACTGCGTAGAGTACTGTCCAACTAATTGCTTATCTATGACGGAGGAATATGAACTTGCTACATTTGACAGACATCAACTTAACTATGATAATGTCGCTCTTGGACGATTGCCCACTAATGTTACAAGCAATCCCAATGTTAGGTCTCTTCGTGAACTTACATATTTACCCAAAGGTGAGATGGATCCCCATACAGTAAAGGATTCTGACCCTAGAGTGGGTAAATTACCAACTGAGGTTCTTGATTGGATGACACAAGATGGAACATCACAAACCAAACAATGATGACAAAATACCACTTTGGTTCTATTATACAGTTATAAGTATGGGAATCATGGTATTTGTTGCTTTTGGCCTTATACTTTTAGGTTCTTTATGATATAATATAAGGAACCAATGCTTTTTGATTAAATTATTATGGATTTCTTAAAAGAAATAGTTAAAGAGATAGGAGATGAATACACGCAGATTGCGTCAGACATTGACGAAACTGAAAGATTCATTGACACAGGATCCTACATTTTTAATGGACTCATTAGTGGGTCTATTTTTGGCGGTGTTTCTAGTAATCGCATTACTGCTATCGCTGGTGAGTCGAGCACTGGTAAAACTTAC